ACTGCGCAATATTGGCATACCAGTAAAAGCCATTGACTATGTAGAGATAGACGAAAAGGCAGTACGTTCCTATAACGCAATGTTTGCGGACGAGCTGCCATATAAGACGCAAAGCGTCGTAGGCTGGAATTTAAAACCAGACATTTTAATACATGGCAGCCCTTGCCAAGATTTTAGTATAGCAGGACACCAAGGAAAAGCGACAGCAGAGGCGGGACGGATAAATAGAGGTAAGGGAGCAGACAAAGGTAGCGGCACACGTTCAAGCCTTATGTGGGAAACAATTCATATTATCGAACAAATGGGAGAATGGAAACCAAAGTACGTAATATGGGAAAACGTCAAAAATGTGTTAAGCCGCTATATGCGGGTAAATTTCAACTTGTATTTATCAGAAATGGAACGGCTGGGATATAGTAGCAATTTTGAAATACTGGACGCAAGAGAGTTTGGTTTACCACAATCAAGAGAAAGAGTTTTCACAGTATCTGTATTGGGAAAAGAAAAATTTTCTTTTGATGATTTAATAAAAACGCCCATGAAAGATATTAACGACTTTTTACTACCAGATGCGCCGCCAGTGTATGACGTGACACAGCCGAGCGTTTTAGATGCAATCGGAAAGAAAGGAATACGACGGGCAACGGTAATAAAGGATTGCGCTTTTACAATTACAGCAAGGCAAGACAGAACACCAGCACAGGTAATAGATATGGGCGGCGGGCGCTACAGATACCTTACAGAACGGGAGTGCTGGCGCTTGCAAGGCTATACAGATGCAGACTACGAGGCGGCGGCTGCGGTACATAAAAAAGTAGGGCGTTACACAATGCCACTGTATAAGCAGGCGGGGAACAGCATACCAGTACCGATTTTTGAGAGTATGTTTAGAAAAATATTGCTGGGCGAAACAACGGAAAGCGGGGCGGGGGAATGAGCCACAAATATTACAGCCCTTTACGCCCGTTATCACTGGGGACATTTCCAAAGCCGCAGGGAAACGAGATTTTACATATAGAAAATTTTAAGGAACGGCAGAACGTACCAGAGATAGCACGGCAGGCGTGGGGATACATTGAGTACAAAGAGGCGCTTACAGAAATAGAGGCGGCAGCTTATGAGTTGATACCGTCAAACTGCATTTCTGAAATGGAAAACTTAGAGGCAAGGAGATAAAGGCAATGAGCGAGGTATATATACGCAGCCAGAATAAAGAAAAGCTGTATAGACTGGGCGGTAATTACGCCTGCGTAGAGTATGGAGAGTACGAGGACATAAAGAAAAAGAGAGGCGGCGCAGAGGCAGACAAAAAGCGCCACGTAATTTGCATAAGTGACGGGTGTTTAGAAGAAATTGGAGAGTATGCCACAAAAGAGCGCTGCTTAGAGGTGCTGGACGAGATACAGAAAGCGTGCGTAAGCTATCTGTTTACGGCTGGCGGTGCAACCGTAATAAGGGGCGGCATGGACGTACAGCCGTTTGCAACAGTAATACCGAGGTTGTACGAAATGCCAGAGAAGTAGGAGAGGCAGACAGTGACAGTAAAGGAATTTATAGGCACGCTGGAGAGCTCAGACCGCCTGCGCATTATCGAGGGCAAAGCAGAGGTTTACGTAGGGTATCTGGCAGCGTTCAAACCGTTTGCAGACCATGAGATAAGCGAGGAATACCGAAAATACAGCGGGCATGAGGTAAAGAAGTTTAGAGCAGTGCCGGAGATAACGCACAGACGCTGGAAAGAGCTGGGGCTTATGAAACCATTAGAGCCAGACCAGACAGCACAGTATAAGTTTAGTGATTTGCAGATGTCGCTTTACTACACCATTTACATATAAGAAAGGAAAGGGCAGGAAGTATGACAAAGAAAAAGCCGGATTTTTTACGGGATTTAGATACTGCAATCATGGACGAGCTTACAGGTGGCGGTATCAAGGGAAATGCAGCGGGACTGGTAGGAACGCTTACACAGATTAAGGAAATTAAGCAGCTATGCGGGCTGCCGTTTTGTGGCTATATGGCAAAGCTGGAAACGGTAAGACCAAGCGGCGTGCCGGACGAGGTAACGGTAGTATTTGCAGAGGACGTACCATACAGGGCTTGCAACGGCATAGAATTTGACGTTATGCAGGAATTTGTAGAGGGCAGCAGGCTTTTACTGACAGGTAAGGTGCAGACGCTTAAGGACTTCCAGAGCGGTAGACTGCTGGTATATATTCTGGCAGATTTTGTGGCGGTATCGGAAAAGGCAGTAGAGCAGGACGAGGCAGCAGTAAGAGGCGTTATAGCGAATAAGCCAACATACAGAGAAACACCGAGAGGCAAGCGCATTACTGATATTACGGTAAAGGTAAGAAATGAGCTTACAGGCGGCAGCTGCTTTTTACCGTGCATCTGCTGGCAGGAACAGGCAGACGAGGCGGCGCAGTGGCAGCAGGGCGACACTGTAGAGCTGCTGGGACGGTATCAGAGCCGCCAGTATGAAAAGGTGCTTGATGCAGCCACAGGAGAAAGAGAACAGCGCACAGCTTATGAGGTATCGGTACGGCTGATTAGAAGAAAGGAAGAGGCAGAAAATGAGTGTTGAACATATCGGCAAGGGCTATGTAAAAATCTGCGTGAGTGAGGAAGAGTTAGAGAACAGCATAGCTGGGCTTAGCCAGTTAAAACCTATTTTGCAAACGCAAGCAATAAAAGGGAACGGAAGAAACACAAAGCAGGGGCTTATTGACGCAGCAGAGCTGGGAAAACATTTTGATACAGCAATAGATGCAATGACTATGCTTTTGGCTGGGTTTAAGGAAGAAAGCGAGGCACAGAATGAAGAGTAAAACAATTTTAGGAGCAGACGGCGCAACAAAAATGCGGCAGATTACAGTAGGGATACACGGAAAGGGCGGCGAGGCAGGCATAAAGGCAATACAGCAGCTTGCAGGCATGGTGGACAGCTTAAAGCAGTGCCAGACACCACAGGAAGTATACGACAGATATTTACAGATTACGGGGTACTGTAAATGCTGCGTTGATTGTAATTTTATAGACGCAAAGGGAGCAGACGAGCTGATGTGCTTAGCAGCATATCTGGCAGGAAATGAACAGGAACGGGCAGAGGCACAACAGAAAGCGGGTAAAAAGGCATGAGAAAGGTTTATATATGCAGCCCATACAGGGCGAAAGACGGCGCAGAGCTGGACAGAAACATAGATTATGCGCAGCAGCTGACACGGCAGGCATTAGAGGCAGGCTTAGCACCCATTACGCCGCATTTATATATGACGCAGTGCATGGACGATAAAAAGCCGGAAGAGCGGGCAAGGGGCATGGCTGCTGGGCTTGCGCTGCTGAAAGGCTGCGATTTTGTTATTGCGGGCGTGAAATACGGCATAACAGAGGGAATGGACAGAGAAATACATACAGCAAATACGCTGGGAATTGCGGTTATAGATGCGAGCCAGATTAAAGCATATATGCGATATGAGGAAAAGCGGCAGGAGCGGGCAGCGAGCGACTACGCAAAGCTGCATGAGTGCAAGCATTGTTACGAGCGTAGATTATGTAGCCTTATGGGGTATGAGAACTGCTGTACCGCCAACACTTGCACAGCTGCATATAGACGGGCTTATGAGTATGCCTTAAGCCGCATAAGAGAGCGGCAGGAAACATGAAAAATAAAAGCGCCTACGGTGGGGAAACACCATAGGCGCTAAGCTATACAGCTTTGAAATACTATAAAAATTATAAGCTATGTATGGCGCAAAGTCAAGAAATTTAACGGGCAGGCAGCCCGTTTTAACACTTGATAAAAGTATTAACGAACCGACAGAGAGGTAGATATATGCCATACGTAGAGAGGGTAACAAAAGCGGGAAATACGATAGAGATAGAGAGGTACTTTACCAGCAGATACAAAAAGAAAGGTATCAGCAGAGGGGATAAGGTAAAGCCAACAAAAGAAGAGCAGGAAAAAGTAAACACCAGACAGGCAGAGAGAAAGTTAAGGATACTCATAAATGCAAACTATGGCTATGGGGACTACCATTTAGTGCTTGACTATATCCGCAGGAAAGGAGAGCCGGACAGAACGCCGGAGCAGATGCGGCAGGACATAGACGTATTTTTGAGGGAGAGCAGAAAGGAGTACAGAAAAGCAGGGTTAGAGTTCAAATACATACACGTTATGGAGATAGGCAAGAAAGGTGCGAGGCATCACCACCTTGTAGTAAATAAAATTGATACAGAGATTTTACAACGCTGCTGGTATAAGGCATACGAGGGGCACAGGGTTAAGGTATTCCCACTGGACGATAGCGGCAACTATGCAGAGCTGGCAAGTTATTTAATCAAGTACACAGGAACGCACAAAAAGGGTACTGACGGAGCATTACAGGGCAAGCGCTGGAATTGCAGCAAGAATTTAGTAAGACCAGAACCAGAGTACCACATAATTTCAGACCGTGAGTATTTCAAGAAAGAGCCAAAGGCAATAAAGGGCTATTACGTGGATAAGAACAGCGTGAGCATGGGAGTGCATAGCCCGGAGTATTACGGCTATGGGTATTTAAGATACACCTTAGTAAAAATAACAGATAAGGGGGGCTGAAATGCAGATAATCAAGGGCATTGCCATTGCAGCAGTGTTGATAATAGCCGGACTGCTGGCGCTGATTGTGGCAGCATATCTGGCGTTTAGAATTGCGGCGGCTATTTTTGAACAGCAGGAGAGCTGGAAAGACAGCGGCAGCAGAAAGGGCAGAAAACATGATAGAAAAAATTAAATACTGGTTATTCCAGAAAGGCAAGGACTGTAAGCGCTACTGCCTGCGGTGCAGATACTACGATATATGCCGCTGGGACGTACTGGGAAATGCAGGACTACAAAGCGAGGAAACAATAACGCTTTTGGCGATAGAGAACAGCAAGCCGCATAAGGACGGGCTGCTTTTCAGAATTTGCCAGTATGTAGAATTTAAGCAGAGAGCGAGGCGAGAAAATGAGAAACTTTAGACTGGACGACGAAAGCGGGCATCAAGAGGCATTATTTAGCTGGGCTGCATACAGAACAGAGATTATGCCGGAACTGCAATATATGTATCATGTGCCAAACGGCGGCAAACGTGATAAAGCAACAGCAGCGGTGCTTAAGAGGCAGGGCGTAAAGGCTGGCGTGCCGGATATTATGCTACCAGCTGCAAGGGCTGGGTATCATGGGCTTTACATAGAGCTTAAGGCAGGCGAGAACACGACGACCAAGAAACAGAAAGAGTGGTTAGAGTATCTGCGGCAGCAGGGCTATTATACAGCCGTCTGCTACGGCTGGCAGCCAGCAGCGCAGCTGATAGAGCAGTATTTATTACATTCAGACGAGCTTACAAAAGAGCAGGAAACAGTAACCATGCGTTAGAGGCGACGCAGGAAAGAGAGGCAAAGAATGAAAACAATAAGCATTTTGAACTTAAAGGGCGGCGTAGCCAAGACCTTTACAGCGGCAAACATGGCGTATGAGCTTTACAGGCGAGGTTATAAGGTGCTGCTGATTGACAACGATAAGCAGGGAAACTTAAGCAAGGCGTACAGCAGATATGATGCAGAGAACGTAGCACCAGCCACAAGGCTACTGGCTGGGGACTGGGAAAACGCAGACGAGCTGATACAGCATACGGAGTATGAGGGTATCGACATTGTAACGGCGAATATGTCACTATTTGGGGCTACATGGAATTTAACCAAAGAGGACAGCGAAAACCAGATAGAGAGATACAAAGCGCTGGTAACAGCGAAAGTGCTGGGGTTCGGGTATGCAAAATTTGACTACATAGAAACAGAGCGGGCGTATGATTACTGCATCATTGATAACCCGCCGGATATTGGGCTTAATGTTGTAAATGCGCTGGCAATCACGGACGAGGTAATAGTACCCGTAAAGGTGGACGAGGACGCTTTAGAGGGGCTGGACATTGTGACAGAGCAGATAGAGGACGCAAAGGCGTTTAACCAGACATTAAAGCTGGCAGGCGTACTGATTACGTCATACCAGAACACAGACGGCGAGGCAGCAGGCGTAGAGTGGCTGGAACAAAAGACAGATTTTAATATTTTGGGTATTATTCGGTATTCCAAGAAAGTAGCAGAAAATACTTTCATGCGTAAGCCGATTTATGAGTACAGCCCGCGCTGCGGGGCGGCGCAGGGGTACAAAAAGTTTGTAACGGCTTATACGGGAAAAGCGAGGTAGATTATGACAGCTTTTGAAATGGTTTTTAGCATCTGGCTTTTTCTGCATAGATTAAAAAGCAAAGTGCGGGCTTTATCAGAAAATGAGTTTAACCGTATGCTTTATGACGACGGCTTAACCTATGAACAGAAAATATATTTGATTTATTTTAGATACATTTAGGGAAAGAGAGGCTAAGAAAATGGCAAAGTTTGGTATCAATGACATTCTGAACGCAAAGACGAAAGCAGCAGGGCAGCAGGCACAGACGGACGGATACAAAGAGATTTATTTAAGCCCTTATGAGGTAAAGGCAGCGCAGGAGAATACACACCAGAAATTAGAGAACATAGAAGAGCTGGCAGACAGCTTTTTACACGTAGGACAGGAACAGCCTACAGTATTGGCGAGAGTAAACGGGGAATACCGTATAATCGACGGACACAGACGTAATGCGGCAAATATTTTGAACTTAGAGCGGGGGCATAAGGAGTATGAGAAAGTGCTTTACCGCTTTATGGATATGAGCGAGGCAATGTATGAGCTGCGCTTATTGGCGGGCAACGGATATACGCAGGAACTTACAGCCTATGAAAAAACCAGATTAGTAGAGCGCACCAAAGCTGCACTTATCAGAGCCAAGGAAGAGGACGGCTTAGAGATACAAGGCAAAATGCGTGATTTAGTGGCGGCTATGATAAACGAAAGCAGCACAAACGTAGCCAGAATGGACGCAATCAACAACAACGCAACGCCGGAGATTAAAGAGCAGCTGAAAGAGGGCAATTTAGGTATCACTGCTGCATACGAGGCAGCAAAGCTGGACGAGGACGAGCAGAAAGAAATAGCGGAAAAAGCAGCAGCGGGCGAAAATGTGAGGGCAAAGGAAATAGCGGAAAAGGTAGCAGAGAAAAAGGCAGGGGACGATTACAAAACACCGCACCCAGAAAGCATAACGTCTTTGTGCTATTCCTGCCAGAAATACAAGGACTGCAACGTAAAAACGGGAACGTGCCAGAAATGCGACCAGTACATAAACAAGGCAGAGGCTGAAAAGACGGACGAACAGCGGTACAGCGAAGAGCAGGACGCTATAGACCGCCAGACAAAGAAGAAATTGCAGGAGCGGGTAGACGCAGAAAAAATGCAGCATCTGCCAAGTGAGGGAAATATAGAGCATAAGCAGCATGAGGTAAAAATAGTGGCATCTGATTACGAGGACGTAGTAAGCGGGAAAAAGAGCTTTGAGCTGCGGAAGAATGACAGAGGATACAAACAGGGCGACAGCCTTAAAATGCTGGAATTTAAGGACGGTAAGCACACAGGGCGCACGATTGATGCAGATATTATTTATATGCTGGAAGATTATACAGGGCTTACAGAGGGCTACTGTATTCTGGGTATCAGAGTAACAGACTATACAGGTAAGGTGTCCGAAACGGACACGGAAAGCGGGGCAGAACATGAATAGACGGCAGCGGAAAAAGAAGAAAGCACAGGTATTTACAATTATTCTGGGTTGTACGGCATTTTGCAAGGCAGAGCAATACGAGAAGATGCGGAAAGGCGTAGAATATCAGTTACGAACAGGCAGCGTGGTTATGCTGCCTGCATACTTGCACGTAGAGGCAATCATAAAGCAGCGAGGCGGCAGAAATATTGAGATTAAGCAGGAAAACGGGGTAGTAAATGTTTGAGTTTATGGACGGTATAGTAGATGCGCTGGAAGAATTTGTACAGGCAACAGGAGACATAGCAGTATTTGTGATGATATGCATAGCAAAAGCGGTGTTGATAATAACAGCGCCAGTATGGGTACTGCCGTATGCAATATGGAGAAAGGGGCGTAAGCAGTGAAATACAGACAGTGGAAAAAGAACTACAAGAAAAAGCACGGAGTAAACCCGCCGTTAGAGCTGGACAAGCGAAAACAGCGCAGGCTTGCAAGAAAAAGGGCAAGGCAGATAAATAAAACATTGCCAACAGCAGCAGAAACATTGGCAGCAGCGCTTAACCGCTGGGTACAGAGTATAAAGCCAGCACTGGCGACATTATGCGAGAACATGGCGGCAGCGTTCAGCAATGTTGCGGCAGGATTGAGAGAAGAAAGCGAGGCGGTAGAAAATGACTAATATTTTACTGGGAATTATCGCACTGGAATTGCTGGCTATATTTTCAAAACTGGACAAACTGGAAGAGAGGGGCAGAGAGAATGAATAACGTATCACTTACAGGGCGGCTTACAAGAGAGCCAGAGCTTAGATATGGCGGGCAGGACAATAGCACAGCTATTACCCGCTTTACGCTTGCGGTAGACGACGGGAAAGACACAGATTTTATAAATATTAAGTGTTTCGGACGTACTGCGGAATGGGCGCAGAAATGGTTAAGCAAAGGCAGCAAGGCAGAGGTTACTGGTAAGATTAAAACAGGCAGCTACGAGAGCCAGCGCACGGGCAGCAAGGTATATTACACAGAGGTTGTGGCAAATAGCGTAGGATTTGGAGAGAGCAAAGCAGAGGCAGAGGCGAGAGGGCAGCAGCTGCCGGAGAGTGACGGGTTTATGAATATCCCAGAGGGAGCAGACGAAGAGCTGCCGTTTAATTAACAGAAAGCGAGGTACAGAACATGGAGCAGGAAGAAACAAAGACAACAGCGGCGGCAGGGGGAGAAATGCCGCCAGAGGCTGAAAGCTGGGTACAGCTGCACGAAAGCGAATTAACAGAGCTGATGCAGAAACAGGCAAAGGCTGCAATAACGGAACTGAAACGACAGGAAAAGCAGGAGCGAAAGAAAGAGAAATACCACAACACTTTTACGCTTATGAAATGCTACCGTGATGCGGTTTTCCATATCGAGAACGCAATAAGCGACGGGCAGCAGTTGGAGCTTAAGGGTATGACGGACGAGCAGCAGCGTACATACTTAGAGAGTATCAGACGCACACGCTTTAAGACATTGATAATGACAGCGCATATAGACAAAGCGGTAGAAGAGATAGAGCGCCGCAGAGAGGCAGCAGGCAGAGGTGTAGAGTACAAGGCTTTTGAAATGTATTTCATGCAGGGCATGGACTATGCGGAAATCGCAGAGGAACTGGATACAGGAAAGAACACACCGAGGCGCTGGGTTACGGGCATCATAAACGAGCTGTCAGTATTATTGTGGGGGATTGACGAAGAGAGGGTAAAGTAAGTGTTTGAAAAAATAAAAGCATGGATAAAAAGAAAGCGGGAAACAGCGAGAGAACAGCAGGCGGCAGACAGGTTGATAAAGCATATAGAGCAGGCGTTAGGATTTGAGCTTTACGAGTGGCAGAGGTTATATATAATAACTGGGATATGGCAGCCGCCAGAGGGACGGCTACACGGAAGAACGACAGCATATATATTGCGGCTATTATTAGACCAGAGTAAGCCACTGCTGCTATATGAGTTTTCACAGGTGGCAGCGTATGCGGATAACCCATTTATGGGGCGGCAATATCAGCCAGTACCCATGCAGTATGCAGGCTGGTTTAGGCACGAGATAAGGAGTATATACGAGCAGCTAAGAGCAGCAGGCGTGCCAGTAAGAGAAATGATAACAGAGCAGCAGCGGGTAATATCGTGGTAAAAACGTGGTGTTTACATGGGAAAACAAAAGAGATACAATGGTAGCATGAAATGAGTAGGCGATAGCTTAAGCCATGTGCGGCAGCAGTTGCCTACTCTTTTTCTATTCATTCTTTAGCCTCCACCCAGCGCATGAAACTTAGGGCGCTGGGGAATGAAGAAAGAGAGGGGACGGTATGAAAGCATGGGCTAAGAGTTTTTATTTATCAGCGGCATGGGAAAAAACCAGAGCCGCTTATTTAATGTCACAAGATTATATTTGTGAACGCTGCGGGCAGCCCGCAAAGATAGTGCATCATAAGCGCTGGCTTAACAGAGAGAACATAAACGACATAAGCGTTACGTTGTGCTGGGATAACTTAGAGGCGTTGTGCCAAGACTGCCACAACAAGGAACACCACAAACAGGAGAGGCATAAGCGGTATCAGTTCGACGAGAACGGCGGCATACTCCCCCCATATCAGAAAAATAATTAAAGGGGGCGAATACCGAGGGGGATACCCTAAAATTACCCTACGGGCGTGCGCACGGGTGGTGTAGGGGGTGTGGTGCGGCGCAGGAATGGAAAGCGGGGTAAAGGAATGGCAACAAAGAAAGAGAAAACCAAAGAACAGAGGATAAAGACCGAAAAGACCAGACTTAAGGGAATTTTCAAGGACTTAGACGAAAACAAAAGAAAATTAGTAACGCCGCTGATAGAAAAGGCTGCATTTATGAGCATTGAGCTGGACGACTTGCAGGCGAAACTTGAAAAAGACGGCTGGACGAGTGAGTACCAGAACGGGCAGAACCAGTGGGGAACAAAGAAAAGCCCAGAGGCAGAAACCTACATAGCGCTTAGTAAGAACTATGCAGCAGTGATTAAGCAGCTTACGGAATTAGTACCAGCTGCGAAACGAAAGACAAGCAGGCTGGCGGCTTTGCGGGAAGAGTAAGCAATATTGCCGCCTTATCGAAATTATATCTATGAGTACCACGCAAAGATTACAAGCGGCGAAATCATAGCGGGAAAATGGATAAAGAAAATATACGAAATCATTATAAACGGGCTGCAAAAGCAGGAGTATTTTTTTAATGCAAAGGCTGCGAATAAGGCTATACGGTTCATAGAGAACTTTTGCCACCACAGCAAGGGACGTAATGATTTAATCAAGTTGGAGGGGCGTGTGAAAAAACGAGAGTTTTTTCATTCGTCCTTTTGCTTATAGTTATAATAATAGCTATATTACATAAAAAG